TGCGGCTGGTACTTATACCGTCACCACCCCGGGTTCACTTCCTGCGCGCATAACAGACGCCGGCGTCGGATGCGAACTGTGGGTCGAACAATTCGCCGCTGCGGGCGCTGCTACTGGCACTCTGGTAGCCAATTACAAGAACCCGGAGGATGGCGCCGAGGTTGGAACTATCCCAGTCGTCGTTTCTGCGCCGCTCATCGGGCAGATGCAACCCGTCCCGCTGGCGGTGGGGGCCACGGGTGTTAGATCGCTGGTCAGCGTTGTAACAAATCAGACGTGGACCTCCGGATCGTTCGGCATGTCCATCGTAAAGCCGGTCGCGCAGATCGAGGTCCCGCTTGCCGGCATCGGCAAGACCTTGGATTGGGCGGGGCTGGGACTCCCGGCTTTGGTGAATGACATGTGCCTATTTTTCATCTGGCAGGGCGGTGCCGCGACCGCGAACCAGCTCATGGCCAGGTTAAGGATCATAGACAAATGACGCACGGATATTGGAACGTCCTAGGAGATGAACGCATAACATCGCCGATGTTCCAGACCGGCGACGCCACGCTTGATGTTATTCTGACGGACTGGTTCTTTGGCACCGATGATAATGCGGCCTACATTGTCGGCGCCGGAGGGATCGCCTCTGCCGAGACCTTCGGGTCGCCGGCGCTGAGCGTGTCGGTCGCCGGTGCCGGCGCCATCCCGAGCGCCGAGGTTTTAGGGCAGCCATCGGTGAAAGCAACGATCGGGGGAGCGGGCGCGATCCCCACGGCCGAGGCCCTGGGGCAGCCCGCCATCGGGGTAGGAGTGAGCGCTGCAGGGGTCCCCTCGGGTGAGGCTCTTGGCCAACCCGCCCTGGCCGCGAGGATCGCCGCAGCCGGCATCCCGAGCGAAGAGGCGGTAGGAACGCCCTCCCTGGGATGGGCGGGGGCGGACCACGAGATCACCGGAGCCGGCGGAATCGCCAGCGTGGAAGCTTTCGGAGCTCCAACGATCGCCGCGGTCGACGACGCCTGGATCATTATCCCCATGCCGGCGACAGATTCTGTCGCACCCGAGAAGAAAAAGGTTGCAGCCGCGCCCGAGTTGGCCCTAGTCGTGGGGGTAGGCGGGATCCCCAGCGGCGAGGCATTCGGTCTTCCGACGATTACACTCGGCCGCAACCCCCGCGGGTTCAAAGACGAACGTGACATTTTGGAAATCTTGAAGGCGGTGGCGTGATGGATACCAAGACTCGCAGGGTCTACGGGACGATGGAAGAGGCCCAAGCGGCACTCCGCGCGCAGGACGTTCCTGAGGAAGAAATCTCGAAACGCCTGCGACCCGTGAGGTCGATGCCCGCGAAGGTGCGCCTGGAGTTGGCGCAGCATTACAGCCCGCCGAAGAATGTACGCAGGAAACTCCGCCGCCTGGCGGCGAGGGGAGGATGAGATCATGCCGTTCCCTGTCAAACCTGGAGAATTGGAAAAGGATTTCGTCGCGCGATGCATCCCGCATCACATCGGGAAGGGGTATAACCCGGCGCAGGCAGAGGCGATGTGCCATGGCATGTGGGACAAATCCGTGAAAGCGAACGATCGCTCCGAGATGTTCGCACTTTCCAATGGGCATGAGGTGAAATCCAGCGGCGACTGGCAGCTCATTCTCCCGCTGGGCTCCGTGCACACGCGCCGCTACGGGCGGCTGGATATCACGAAAGACTTCTTGCAACGCATGGTGGACAACTGGAAAGGCAAGGTGCTCGGCGAGCGCCAACCCTTCATTGACGTCGACCATGACGGCGGGGAGGCGCAGGGATGGATCCGCGACATGAGAGTGCAGCCGAATGGACTCGCCATCAAAGTCGACTGGACCGAACCCGGCGCGCAGAAGCTGACGGAGAAGCTCTACAAGTACTTCTCTGCGACGATCGACAGCGCCACGGACCCGAAGAGCGGCGACGAGATCTTTCCCGTTCTCGTGGGGGCGTCGCTCACCAACCAGCCGGCCATCTACATGCTGCCCCCGGCGAAACTATCGGACAAAGCGTCGGAGGACGACCAGGCGCCCGCGCATGGCGACGGGCCAGAGGAATCCGACGAGAAGGAGTTCGCAATGGAATTCATGGAAATGTTGAAAGGCATCACGGCGCTCACCGATGAGCAGAAGGCCGAGGTAGCCAAGGCCCTGGGTATCGAGCCCCAGGAGAACGGCGAGCTCGAGCTTTCGGACAAGGTGACGAAGCTGGGCGCAGAGGTCGAAGGCCTGAAGGCCGCCAACATGGCGCTGAAGACCACACTCGACGCGACCACGAAGACCGTCGTCACCTCGGAGCGTGACCGGGTGATCGGCCTCGCCCTCAGCGAGGGACGCATGCTGCCAAAGGACAAGGCGGCATGGGAGAAGCGCTGGGACGCGGCGCCGGCGGCCATGGGCGAGATCATCGCCAGCCTGCCGAAGGTCGTGGACCTGTCCGAGCGCGGTACGGGCGCCGGCGGAGCGGAGGGGAGCGAGGAGTACCAGCTCTCCGAGAAGCAGCGCGAGATCCTGCGGACGCAGTTCAAGCTCACCGATGAGCAGATCGACGTTCGCATCCTCGGCAAGCCTCCCGCGGCGAAGAAGTAAGGGAGGCCAACATGCCCCTGACTGATGACCGGGAATATGCGTGCCAGGACCCCGATGAGTTCCTGGACATCCTTGCGGGTGCCGCCGACACCCTGTACAAGGGCGCCATCGTCTCGATAGGTGGCAACGGGTACATCAAGGTACCCGGGGACGTGGCGACTGAGCAGCCGATCGGCGTGATGCAGAAGCGCGTGGTCGCCGCCGGGGCCAACGCAGAGCACTGCATCATCGACACCGGACGTCTGCGGTTGGCGAAGGTGACGCAGCACATCGTCGTTGTTCACTGCAACGACGACGATGGAGCAGGCAACGCGAAGTATGACGGAATGTACTTCGTGATCTATGACGGGCATACCGGGTATGGCGTGTGGTTCGCGATCGGCGCGACCCCGGTCCCGGCTGCCATCGCTGCGGCGGGTCTCATAGCGGTGAAGGTTACGATCACCGCAATCTTGCACGACTCGGAGATCGCCGCCCTGCTTGAGACCGCCCTTGAGGCGGCTGGCCTGGGCGCCAGTGGGACGTTTAACGTCACGACCGTCACGCACGTCTGTACGGTCACCGTCGTTCGTCGTTCCTTCTCGCACCTCGCAGATGGAGCCACGGTGGAGGCCGCTGTTGGTGCAGTGATCACGAATACTCGACTGTCTGGCGCCCAACAGGCGGACGTCGGGCTGCTTTTCAAGGCCAAGGCCGACGACGGTGTGGTGTACACGGCGGAAGCACCGACCGCGGACCTATACCTCGGCCGCTGCATCGGGTTGTGCCACGGCGCCTATGCCGAGGACTACCTGATGATCGACACGCGCGACGCTGCGAACACGTAGCCGCGCTGAAAGCAAGGAAGGAGAGTCAACATGGCGTTGGCTGCTGATTTGGAAGTAGAGAGCGTTGCACCGACTGAGATGCTCGCCATCCTGGCGGGTGGGGCGGATACGCTCTACAAGGGCGCAATCGTGATGATCGAGACGGACGGATACATCGAGGTGCCTTCGGGTGCCGCACTGACCGTCAATCTCGGCATCTGCAAGAAGCGCGTTGTGGCTGTGGGGGGACACGCGGAGACCGTCGAGGTCGAGATGGGCCGGTTCTGGCTTGCGCATGCGGGAGCTGCGCAGACGGACGTCGGGACACTCGCCTGGTGCGTGGACGACAACACGCTGGCGCATCTCGCGCAGAACGTGACGGATGTCGCCCTGGGCCTCGTGGTCGGATTTAAGACGGGCTTCCTGCTCGTCGACACGCGCAAGAAGGCCATTTCCTAGGCTCTGGCGCACACGAACTTTAGGACAAGGAGAGCAACGAAATGGTCGTTGACACAGTATTTTTGGAGAAAGGGCTCAAGGCAGCGTTCGACGAAGCCTATGCCCAGTTCATCACAGATCCCTACGCGAAGCTGGCGGACATTCTCTCGACCGAGGTGCCCTCGACCTCCGCGAGCGAGAAGTACGGCTGGCTTGGGGACCTGCCGGCGGTGCAGGAATGGCTCGGTGACAAAGTCGCCGGCACCCTGACCGATTACAATTTCACCATCGTCAACAAGGACTGGTACAGCGCGATCGACATCGACCGCAACGAGCTCGACGATGATCAACTCGGCCGGATCCTCCCGCGCGTGCAGATGCTCGCGCAGAGGATGAAGGCCTACCGGGGCGCGCTCATCGCGCTGCTCATCGTCAACAGCCTCGTGAGCCTGGCCTATGACGGGGCGGCGTACTTCGCCAACCGGGCGGCGCCGAACGACAACCTGCTCGCGGGCACTGGGGTCACCCTGGCGACGCTGCTGGTGGACATCGCGGCAGCGCGTGCGGCTATGTTCGAGTTCCAGACCGACCAGGGCGTGCCAATGGGGTGCGAGATGGACACCATCGTGTGCCCGCCCGCAATCGAAGGGGTGATGCTGCAGGCCTGCCGCAGCGCGGTGGCCGCGCCGGTCCTCACGGGCATCACCTACAACCCCCCGCAGCAGTGGATCAAGAACGTGATCGTGCTGCCGGGCCTGGCCGACGTCAATGACTGGTATGGCTTCGCGTCGGGGTACGCGATCAAGCCGTTCATCTACCAGAACCGCAAGGCGCCGGACCTGGTACTGGACGACACCCAGGTGAAGAAGAACCGTAAGCTCATCTACTCCGCCGAGGCGCGGGGCAACGCGGGCTACGGACTCTTCCAGATGGGGATCAGGACGGTCAACTAGGCCTCCTCGGCCTGGTCTATCGTTCCCGTGACGGTAGGAGGAAAGACCAAGGTCAGAGGGGTCACGGGACACCCCCTCTGGCTATTTTGAGCGCAAAGAGAGGATCGCAATGGTAAGAGTGAAGTTCGGCCGCGAAGGCCACGGATTCGTGACGATCTACAACGAGAAGGTCGCGGAAAAGTTGATCAAGAAGGGCGTGGTGACCAAGGCGGAGGACCAGGTCGGCGTCAACGAACCGAAAGAGCTCGAGGACATGACGCAGTTCGAGCTCCTGGCTGCCGCTCGTGAGGCCGGGGTGACCAACGTCCAGAAGTACTCCAAGGCGGAGGACCTGATCAAGGCCATCCGCAAGGAATACGGCGCCACCAAGCCCAGGGCTGACACGAAGAAGAGCGAAGCGGCGGAGAAGTAGCCCGTGATCCTCGGTGGGTGTGTTGAAATCGCCTATGTCGGGGCCTCGGCGAGCTGTCTGATCACGACGGATGCGGCGGCAAAGACCCTTACCTCAGCAATCGGTGTTCTCGGTGCAGAGGCCCCGGATATTGCATTCGGTGTCGCTGGCCTCATCGACCTCATGC